GTAAGATCACGACTACCAGTTTCCATAGTCATATCTACTTGTCTTTTATATACAGGTACTTTCATATTAACCCATCATTGCAGTTTGTGCAGCACCACTAAGTAATGTTCCTGCTGCTTGATAACGAGAAGCTTTTTGTCTTGCTCTACCTTCCATACGCATTAACTCACCTCGTAGTCTTGCATTAGTAGCAGCTTCTCTTTTATCTAACGCAGCTACGTTTGTATTATATTCTTGATTATTTAAATCTTGTTTAAATTTTATATAATTAGTCAAAGCTCTTTTAAGTGGCGTACCTGTAGTTGCTAACCAACCAGATCCTCTGTAAGCCATTTGTGTTCGATCATTTAGTTTTTTAAAATCTTCTTCTTGCTCTTGAGCTTTAAAAGCAAAGATACGCTGTATCTGTTCTGCTTTTCTTTCTTGTGCTTTTGCATTTCTATCTTGTAGTGAAGCATTATAATCTGCTGTAACCTTTGCAGCTTTTCCTGCTGCTAATTGTCCTTGTACTGTTATGGCTGTTCCAGCAACCATCAAGCCTTGAGCTATACTCATTTTTTAATCCTTCCCATTACAATATAGTCTGATCCTTCCGGGCCAAACTTTTTCATTAAACCTTCTTTTTTAAAACCTAAAAATTCTGCAAAACGTATTGCTTGTATCCAATCAGCTTTTACATTTGCGTGCATCCTTGCATAGGGTGCTTTGCTCATAATATCTTTTGTAGTTTTTACAACAGACTTAATTCTTGTTTGTATTCTATCGCTTCCTATAAACCAACATTCTGCAACACCATCCCACATAGGAATAAAACCTGCTGCTGCGATAATGTGTCCGTTTACTATTCCTGTCCACGCATCGTGTTGTGCTGCTCGTTCCATGTGGTGTTCCCAATCATGGTCAGGTCTTTGTGTTCCAAAAGATAATTTATTTTCTACGACTAATTCTTTTGCGTGTTCTGGTATAAACTTTATTATTCGCATTAGTCAAAATCTTGTACTACCACTCTTGGATAGATCCCTACAATCGTCATTGGTAAAGGTTGTGTTTGTTGTACAACAATAGCTCCTTCTGTCTCCCAGTTACTTGCAGCTTCTATTGACTTATCTCCAGTAAATAATGGTACTGCTGTGTCTGTTGAATCGGAACTGTCTCTGAAGGGGATGGTATCAGTATTAGTTAAACTTGTGCCAACAGATGCTCCTACTGTTCTAAAAAAACGAATGACTACACTATGAATTTTTTTAATTTTGCCTTGAGCTGTTCCACTTACACTCCCACTTTCTAACCGAACAGTCTTTAATGTAGAGGTATATCCTAACCCTACTTGAGCTTTTGTTGTTGCTCTGTCTGTTGCTATAGCTCCACTCGATACTGCTTTGTCTGGATGTGCAGCTCCTTCTTCTAATATAGAAACAGTTTGTCCTTCTAAATGATCTAGGCCTGATAAACTAGATGTACTTGATCCTGAGTATGTTAAACTGCTATCTACAAAAATAGCATCTTGTATATCTGTGCCAAAATCTATTGCAGATAATATTTCTACATATCTTCTGGTTGCACCATTGATGGTTCTTTTTACAACCATGTATAAATTATCTTGGTTTAGTTCTCCAGGTATGACAGCTATGTTTTCTACTATACCATGATTGGTAGTTACACCACCTGTTGTAAAAGAACCTCCTAGTTTATGTTGATGCCATGCCACGACTTGTTCTTCTCTACGATAAGTCAAACCAATTAATCTTCCATCAGTTGTTGTACCCCAGACAATAGAAAAAGGTTCTTGCTGATAAGCTAATTCTACAATACCTGTTTCACTTACATGATCTGCAAGGATCGTTAAGTCTATAGCTTGGTACGCATCGGTGTCATACACATATCCTAACTCTCGTACTTTTCTTTTAGCTCGTTGTACAAACAATGTATATGAACCTGCTTGTACAGGTTGTATGTCTGCACTCCCATAAGTAGCTTGCTGTTTAATCTGTACATTCGTAGGTGTAATTGGCTCGTCTGTTCCTGATGCTCGTACAACAAATTCACCACCTGTTGTTCCTACAACCATTGCTCTTGCCGATGCAAGATATAAAATTCTATTAACCTGATTACTACCAATCGTATACGTCATAGCAGAACTATCGCTATCGCTTTCAGTCATGTTTTCAAAATCACCTGCAACACTAAAAAATATAGTTTGCGGTTGTAATGTTGTACCTGCAAACACTAAACGCTGTTCATAGAAAGCACAGGCTCTTGGAAATCCTGTTGTCTCTGAAAACGCTCCTAGTGAAAACTCATCAGTAGCATTTAACTTTCCAACAAGTGTAATCGTATTACTTGCACTCTCTGCTACTACATCATCAACTGGCACTAAGGTTATTTCATCACTTGTTACTTTTACAATTTCATAGTCTCTATTGTTTGCACCATTGGATGCACCGCTTGCAGTAATCGTCATACCTTCGGTAAAACCTTCTATAACAAATTGCTTATTACTATCTCGTATAAAATCATTGTGAGATGATCCTGTACCACTTGGATCGCCTTCTACAAAACTAATCGTATTACTTGCATAGCTTGGTAATATTTCTGCTACGCCTAACTCGTCTGTTTGTACTGTTCCTACAACAACAGTTGCACTTGTAAATGTATCAATCTTTACATAGCCATTATATATTTTTACAAACCTTCCTACATCGGTACTAACAAATGTACTACTAGATGCAGTTAGAGTACAGCTACTACCAGATCGTGCATTAGGAGTAAGTGTTGTAGTAGTAGCGTTCTCATCTAAGTATGGCCCATTAATAAATGTAACATCGGTTAATGTCCAATCTGTATTACTAGTTCTTGATATTTTTCTAACAGGATGTGAGCTATGTGTTATGTACATCACATCAGCAGATTGCGTAAATTTTAATTCTGGTATCTGAGCTGTAGTATAGGTAGTTGTTACTTCTACAATTTTACTAGCAGTACCCGCAGATCCATACGTTGTAAATGCAGAACTGTTTATATTTGTTCCATCAACATCCGTTAGTTCAAATGTATTTGTTCCTTTATTTGCTACAATTCCTGTTGTACCATTAAGCTCTGTCATTCCTACAACACCACTTATAATCACATGATCGCCATTACTAAAACCATGTGAGGTTGCTGTTATCACAACAGGGTTTGCTTTGGTTGCACCTGATATAGTTTTACCGCTTTCGGTAACGATACCTCCATCTTGGTACACTCTAAAATAGTTATTACCAAACTCTAATACATACGTATTGGCAGTTGTGGTATTAAATTCAAAAGGTATAAGTCGTGCTGCATTGGCACTTACTTTTACCTCATGGATAAATTTTGTTCCCGGTCTCCTAGCTGCACCACCGGCAGGATAGACTATAAAGTTCTCTAATGTTTTTGCACCATTAAAGTATCTGGTTAAATCAGTTCTACCATCAAGCCTGTCGCTTAACTCTCCTGCTGTCCAGTTAGTATATCTAGGACTGGTATAAGTCATTTAGTATCTCGAATTTATAAATGTATCTGCTTGTAGTACACCAAGGTCTGCTCCCTCGACTCCCGGTTGACCTTCTGTGGCATCAACAAATCTTGCTTCTTTTAATTTAGATTCATACAAGGCAACCATGTTAGCCACTAGTGCATTACTATTGGTTATGCCATAACATATATCTGCTGCTAGTCGTGCTGCAATAGATTCTACAAGTAACGTATCGTATTCATTAGGATCGGTTACTCTTGCAATAAATTTTATCTTCATGGTTTGCTCATCGCTTACAATCGTTCTACCTTCTACTTTATAATCCAAGTCTAGTTTTTCTAAACGCAATACTCGCAAACAATATGGATCGGTAGGGAGATTATAAGCATAGGTATATCCCCATGTTGGAGCAGTAGAGTTTTGAGCTAATGATGCTCTTCTTACTAAACAGTTCCAAGGATGTGATCTAAATACAGCATCTCTGACAAACACATATCGTTGGTTTACAATCCTTGCTGCAACACTATCCTCTGTTAAAGAGTTAATGGTACTTGCCCCAATATTGTTTAACGCTGAATTTGCTATATCAACTGCTGAAG